GGCAGACACCGCTCAAGCCATGGTTTGGAATTCTTTGTTCAAGACACTAATCAAGATGCTGAATGATGGGGTGCGTCTGGTGACCATTGTGGATGTGGGGGGTAAGAGTGGAACGGCTCGTTTCATATTACCAATAATCGCAAACTTGTTGCGAACCAGAAATGCCGACGAGCCCATTGAGATAACCTTCGAGACCGCTAGGCCCAGAGAGCTGTTCCTCGACCGAATCGAACACGATCAGGGTTGGGCGATGCCGGAATTAGGGCATTTGGGGCAGCACATGCTAAATTATAGAGTGCATGACGGGATTTTCCAGAGTCGACTCCACCCAGGTCATCACCAGTTAATAGTACACAATGATACTGTGTATTACTACGACCGCATCCCAGCGTATGCGATGACGACCCATTTCGGGTGTTACAACAGCTATAACATCAAAAGTGGGAGCGTCAAGTGTTGCCAGAACGAAATCGCGATCAAGGTCACGCCCGACGGAGCGATTAACGTCTTAGCTAACGGGAACGGTAGCGGGTATGTCCACCAGAACGTCATCAATGTAAAATCAAATTTTGAAGACGCTAAAATCTCTGAACTGAAAGTGGATGACGTGTTGACGATTGTGACATTCCGCACACCGCAAGGGGAAGGTCTGGAAGTGGTATTTGCTCACGCCGACCAGAGCAACAATAACATACAAGATGTGACGCGCTACACCCGGATGCTGATGGTCGACCCCAACATGGGCCCACAACAATTTATGCAGCAATTTCCGAGCGCAAACCCCACGGACGTGTGCAGGAACTTCCTCTCTGCTCAACGAGCGGTCTCACTGGCTCGAGACAAAGGCGAATATCAATTGAAGCCTGGATGGGAGAAGAGGTGGACGTTGCTAACCCGCGGCTTGGGCCCGCGCTTCCGGATGGCGTCAGCGGTCGCAATCGGGGCATTTGACTACGGAAACCGGCTCAGAGGCACGCGGATGATACTAAAAATAATTACCTCAGCGCTCGGATGGGTCGCGAACTTATTTATGCCTAAAACCATGAAGATACCGCTCTTGCCTGTGATGCCAGCTCTCACAGCCAGAAATTGGTCGTTGATGGCTGCAGCTTGCGTAGGGATCTTCGCACTAGGCTACACGGCGAAGATGAACTATCACTCCAATAAGAAGAGTTTGGAAGGAGATTTTGAAAAACCTCTAGACTGCAGGGAGCGAGACTTGCGCCGAGAGTTTGATCGGAATCACCATTGGGATAGCGCCGTGGGTAGCAAGGCACAGGAGCCCCAGCTTGTGGAAGAAGCGCGCCTGGTCACGTCCGACGAAGTGGACAAGATTTCGAACTTAACCGTCCGACTCAACACACCCCGCGAGTTGGCGCATTGGAGGAAGCAAGTGCCCCAGCCGCGAGGCAGAACGCAGAACTTTGATTTAGAGAAATCGTACTACACCACTGTTGGCCACCTAGATATTGGAAATCTGGTAACGTCAGCGCAAGTCTCCCAAGTCAAACTGTACCAGCCGGTGTTCGGAGACATTTTAAACATGGCCGGGGCTCAAGTTTTCGAAAATAAGAGCGCGGTGAAGACAGGCCCAACCCTCGGAGGCGAAGGGTTCGGGGTAGTGGCGTATTGTGTGGACCACCGTAGCCCTGTAAATTTGGTAGCAGCTTTGTGTAATCGTCAGTTGAGCAGAAAAACTCAACCCGCGCCAGCTGTGCAAGCAGCGATGATTGAATTTCTTCGGAACATCTGGAATCCGCGGCAAAATAATACTTTCGAAACCGCTGACCTACCGGATTTCGAAATGTATATGGCAGATCATGCTCACTGGCCTAAGTCGAAGAAAGTCAAATATCGGGCGGCGTGGGAGGCTTTTAAAAACTTTGGGACAGAGAAAGAAACTTTCGACTACAATAAGCCGGACAATTTGCTGTACCTAGAAGCCTCAGTGAAAGCCTCAGAAGAGAATTCAACAGTGATCAGAGGATCCGAGGGCAAATTCACAGCAATACCGCGGAATATAGGATCTTTGAGAAAAGAGTACTTGTTCATACATTATTTGCAGAGTGCACTGCTAAAGCAGCAGAGTAGGACATGTCCCGACTTTTGTTACCGGAAAACTATAAGCGACTACGAATCGACGCTCAACAGCATGGCCAAAGGGATCGAGGATCCGGTTTGCATATCTACCGACGTATCGAGATTTGACTCTGTGCAATTTGCTTGGTTAATGGAGGAGGTAGATGTTGTGATCTGGAAAGCAGCAAACGAATTTTTCCAGAAACACTTCTCATGGTGGACCCAAGAGCATTCCAAGCTAGTCCTGGCCACCGCAACGTCGACGAAGGTGTTGATGAAATATCAATACGCAGGCGTGAGGATCTTGGATGTGGTACTCTACGGGACCACCCCTTCCGGGTTGGGGCCTAAGACGACGGACGGAAACAGCCGCCGTTGTAGAGCGGTCAACGATTTTATCGATCATTTAGCAGGTCTGCTCACTGGGTTATTCAAAGCAGTGACGGGGGATGATTTTTTCCGGGTTCTGAGTCGGATCGACGCTAAAAACTGGGAAGCCGTAGCACGGACCGTGTACGTGACAGGCAACGACGAGATCGAAGAAGGGATCGCGTGGGAATGCAAGAAAATCACTGTCCAAGCGGGAGCCAGCGCGAGATTCGACTTTGTATCGAAAACGAGCGTCGCGGCAGGAAATCTCAAACTCCTCACCAGGGATTTCTGCAAGACCATGACTAACTCTAGATTTTACTATGGGAGAGATAGAGGTATACTACAGGATTCTAGCTTGCATCGTCGGGCAGTATGCGAATCAAACTTGATATTCTTCCAACATGAGCATTACCTGGGCGGGCATTTTAGCTTGCCTAAGGAAGACGTATCAAGAATGTCCCGAAATGCTTTAGATAGGTATTTGGAGAGGCATAGCAGCATAAGG